GACCTACAAAATCGGATGGAACGACCCTATCAAAATACCGTACCCCGAAGGGTGTCACCCTGTCACGAAGTTGAAAGCGGAGTCGACACCGTTCGTCTTGAGTGATTCATGGAGGCGAGCGGATGATTGACACAGACAACTACGAAGGACACACACCCGGCCAGTGGTCGGTGACATCAATCCGTGACGGAAGCATACCGTGGAACACGGCTGATGAGGAACTGTGTGCAGACGCACCACTTCTCCTCGCAGAAGTCAAGCGGTTAAATGTAGAGGTCAAGGAATTGCTTGATGACATGGCTCATATCGTAGAGAACTATCTACGGGATGGCGACCCCGCAGCGGCCGTGTTATTCATTTTGGATGGTCGCAAGACTATAGAGAAAATCACAGGGATTGATGCGAGGGAATACTTTGCTCGGTTGTATGATGAGCCGGAAGGTGATGACGAATGAGTGAGTACGCTCACCCGCTACGCAAGAAGACCCAGCGGTACCAAAACCTACGCGATTCTCTTGTGGAGATTCTGCGTGAGGCTGACGAACCGATAGGCACCAAGCGGTTGTTAGACCTGTGGTTGATTGAACAGGAGAACACCACCAAGAAGGGCAACCCGCGTAAGCGACCGAAGCACAGCCCCGGTGTGACCCAACTCTCCGGCTTGATGAAATCCGACGGACGGTTCAAGAACTTGTGTCCGGCGCGAATCGGCGGCGTATCGACAGGCGCTAAGGCTCAATGGGTGCTGCGTGATGACCGCGCGGTACTTAAATAGCAGCCACCCCTCCCACTCGTAGGAGAGATAGGTTTGGGGAAGGAAACGGTTTACGCAATCATGCCCGTGAAGGGTTACCGAGGGGACAGTCACGAGATACGCTTGTCACTATGCCAAAATGTAACGACAATCACAATCGACATACGCGAGTGGCGCAGCGACGCGAGCACGAGTCCGGGGCCGACCAAGCGCGGGTTCCGCTTAACACTCGCCGACGCTAAAACGCTACGACAGGCGCTCGACGAAGCGATGAACGCTGGTATTGAAATCGAGCGGGTCATGCGATTGGTCGGCTCGTTGCCACCGGAGGGTGAGGACGATGGGTTGTAGGCGGTGCGGGCGTGGGTGCCGCACACACCCACTGAACGGACTATGTCATGTGTGTTGGAGGAGGGTCAATGTCCGGCGCGACAAAGGCTGATGCTAAGCGCAAGGTTGTCGGGCTGTACGCACAGGGTGAAGACCACCTCAAGGTGCGACTGCGAGCCGTAGGTGATTGGCTCGGTGTACCGCAGGGTGACATCAGTGATGTCCTGTCGTTGTGCCATGCGTTGCAGAAGGCGGGAGTGAGTCGCCTCTTCCACTCTTTGTTCATTGATTGTCTGTACATCTATGGCAAGGCTAACGGTAACACCGACCTGTCACACTCACGCATCACAGCCGCTTCAAAAATCGTATTAGGTATGGGGCTACGAGCGCGCCCCACTTGGCTCAAGAACCACAAACCGTTAGCAGCGTTCTCGTTGGGTTGTGACACAGACGACCTGTCGTGGTGAACCGCGATGGCTTCACTGGCACAAGCAGCACGGTTGGCTACTCTCCTGCGCAGGGACGCCGAGGAGCCTGTGCGGTTTCAGTACAAACATATTACACAGTTTGCCGAGAAGAACACGAGCGACGATGTGGCGGAGGTCGCCGAGTTCTTTTATGGGCATCGCGTGATGGGCGTCGACCGGCTGATGGCTACGGTCAGCCGCTGCGTGGGCATCTTCGGTGAAGAGTGGGACGGGTTGCTTGACAGTGTGGTGACAGGCGGTCATGCGCTCGTGCCCCTGCTCGCCAGCGAGTCGCAGTTGCGCCCGAAGCACGGACTTAGCCTATCAATCTCCGAGGCGACGCTGTTACTGTACGATTTGCAGAAGCGTGACGAGGCACCGCGGGTAGTCGACACCATCTTCCGGCGTATCGGCAGGGAGGAGGCCACGATGCTATGGTCGCGAGCGCTCGGCGAGTACCCTCCTGTGGGTAAAGGGAAGTTCATACGAGCCGTCTCAAACATGACCGAGTATGAGCCTAACCACCTTCGGCAAGCAGCGCGGTTCCACGGTATCGCCGCTGTCGTGAAGGGAGCGCTTGACGACTCGTTGCCTCGTGCGCACCAACTCGTAGCCGGTCAGCCTTTCACCCCCGCCGCTTACCGACGGTGGGTCAAATGGGTGCCTCCGTTTGAGCAGACTGCTTACGATGTAGTGGAAGGCGCGCGGGCTTTCGTGCATGTTACACCCGACGGGACATGGGTGTTCCGCAGGTCGGGCGAGCGGTGGTCCCCATGCCCGCCAATCGACGGACTGCAAGCCTGCGAAGAGTTCGTGGCCGAAGTCGAAGAGCGACACGGGCGACTGGTCGTAGTCGATATCCTACACACGAGTGACGAGCCGCAGCGATGGAAGCAGCCTGTCACGGAACGCCGCCCCGACATCCGCCTGTTGCGCGACCGCGACCATCTCATCTCCCTCATTAAAAATCTCCAACGCGGTACGAGTCTGCGACTACTCGACTCCCGCTCACCCTACTACGACGGGGAAGGGATGGGTGGTTACATCGCACCCGACTCCCTGTTTGAAATCACGCTCCTTGTCACTCGCGCTCGACTGATTGACGGGCAGGCTGAAGTCTGCCTGTCAATGATGGACGGGTTTGATGCACAGCATGTCGCCTGTGTCCGATGCGACACCGAACTTATACGGGTGCCGAGACTGCGTAAAGAAATCACTACACGCTGGAGCGAGATAGAACACCTCGGTGTAGTGGTGGTATGTTTTGCGTTCGGGTATGACGGGGAGACTCTCGATGGTGTGTCCGTCCAGCGCATTGACGGCTCGCTCGGTGTGAGCGATACGATTCAAAAGGGCGACCTGCTTGCGATGAGCAATGCCCGATGACTCATTCTACCTTGCTTGGTTGGCGCGGGAGTGTCGATTTCAATGCTCTATACATTTTGAGCCGAAGGCGTTGCTCGGGTATTCTCCTGTGCGGCGTGCCGTAGTATCGCCTCGTCGTGAACCTCAACTGCAAGACTGGCTCGCTACAAAAGGCGTCAAGCATCGTTACATCTCCGACCTCGACGAAATCCGAGTCTTGCTCCGGCTCCTCTCTCCGGTGAGAGAGCAGGTAAGAGACATAGAAAACATGGATAGACTGACTAAAATGCTCACCAAACCCCTACGGGGTTTGACCCATGAAGAACTGTTTGATATTTTCTTGATATTCTCGTCTCTTGTCAGTGCTCAAGAATAGTATTATTGTGTCTTGACAATACTAAAGAATATCAAGAATATAGAGAGAAACCCAAGAAAAACCTGCTTCCCTTAAAAGGCGACCCTGCCGAAAGCCGGTCATGGTTGACGAAAACAAACCGTGGAGAGAGAAATACAGACCGAAGGTTGTCGATGAACTCATCGGCCTTGTTGGTTTGAAGCGAGACATCCGAGGATGGGAGCGCAGTGGGGAATGGCCTGCCGCGCTCCTTTTGGTGGGACCACCGGGGACTGGTAAGACCACAGCGGCTGGTGTCATCGCTCGTGAAATGTTCGGGGAGTCATACCATGATGACGACTTGGTCGCTTGTAATTTTCACGAGACCAACGCGTCGGATGAGAGAGGTATTGATTTCATCCGTGACAATATCAAACAGATGGCCCGCATCAATCCTATCGGGGTGTCTCGCAAAGTGATACTACTCGATGAGGCTGACGGGTTGACTAAGCCTGCGCAGGAAGCACTGCGTCGCACGATGGAAAAGTATAGCGACAAGACCATGTTCATTCTCACGGCTAACTCAAAGCCTGCCATCATCCCCGCCATCCAATCGCGCTGCGTGACCTACGATTTTACGCCTTACAGTGTAGCAGAAGTGGCTGACCTCATGGCTAACCTTGTTATGGTCGGTGCGAAAATACCTCACGAATGGACGGAGTCATACGACCTGCTTCATTCTGCCACAGGCGGCGACTTGCGTCAGTGTATCGACTTACTACAATCCACCGTCAAGGAAGAGCACGCATTACATGAGAGACTTGTCGGTCTCTCTCGTGACCTGTCCAACCCAGCCTTGTCGATTGCGATAGGCGACTACGAATCATTACGCGTCGAACTCAAACGATTGAGCGAGGGTGGCCTCTCCAACTTGGAGATGCTGCGTCGCCTCCATCAGTTCGTTCGCACGCTCGGTATGACACCCGAGCAATTCACATCCTATTCCTCCGTTTGGGGAGACTTTGTAATGAAGGCTACGGTTTGGCCGTTAAGTAGCGATGACTTTATCGACTATTTTGTTGCCGCGTTACAAATGACCCCCGCGGTCGAAACCAAAACACAGGAGACAGAACAGAATGACAGAACAGAATGAGAGTGGAATGAAATGGCCGGACGGCGTAACTGAAAGGTTGAGTTGGTGGGCGGAGAACAATAGTAAGACGCTTGAAGAAGCGTATGCGGAGTTCATCGTGTACCTGCGAGACGCATTAGGTATTGACGACCCTGCCAGTGAAGATGATGACTACCTTGAAGACTCGGCGGAGACATTCGTGGTCGCTGCTGCCCGTAGAACGGGCGGCGCGGTGACGGTTGACTTCGTTGGTTGCTTCGTGGGAGTGGACAAGAAGATGGACGACAAGCGTGCTGGGGACAGACAGGCGGCAATCAACGCAGCCCGACAAAACTTGAGTGCCGCCATTGCTGGTGGCGTGGTGGGTCGGGCTTACACCGAGAACGGTAGTTGGATGATAGAGACGAAGAGCGGTGTCACACAGACCGAAGACAGCGCAGAAGGGGACGACCCGTGGTGGATGCTACGGGACGGCGACCTGTGTCTCGCCATGTTACAGACAAACACCGAGTGGGATTCCTACGGGAAGCCTATTCGACCGATGATGTGGCAGCGCACCTACTACTTCCTCGGTAACGACGCTGACGAGTACAACAACAACATCGACCTTTGGGCGATACGAGTGGGCGACCCCGAAGTCGCACCGTCGTTCCCGGTGGCTATGGGTGCACCGTGCCGTATCAAGGTGCGACCTCCGAACAAGAAACAGACGACCGACATAAACTTCGTGAACGCGGCGAACAATTTCCGTACCACGATTCAATACACGGACGACTTCGTTGACGAATCGGACAGGGGCTACCTTGCCCCCGAGCGCATGTGGCCGCAGCACGACCTTTACAGCGACCTCACTGACTTGGATGAGTTGTACGCCACCGGCAGCAAGACGGTCGCTGGGTTCCCTAACCCTATCGGCCCCCTTGTGATTGTCAAAGGTAAGATGACCTATGTCAACCGCGAAGGCTGGGAAGATACATTCGGTGATGACCCGTCGGGTATGCGTTACCCGATGAGCATTTCGTCGTTCAACCTACAACGACAACATCCCGACGGCGCTCGACGAGAAGTGTCCTGCATCATGCACGGGCATCTCGTGATGGAGAACCACGCGCTTGACTACCAAGACGGTGACCGTTGGTTGCCTTACGCTAACAAGTCGACTGTGCTCGTTTTCGGCCGACTCGGTCTACGAGCAGTCAAGGACAAGGACGGTAACGAAATCGACAGGGTGCCTCGTATCAATGCGCTCGGTGTGTACGCCGTGCCTCGACTCGTGATTCCCGCCGGTGAAGGTGGCGACACAAGCCTCGACCAATACGGAGGCGGTTCACAATGAGTGGCGGATTCGCAGCCATGAAGGCGGCTGATGATGAAGCGGAGGTTGTGGTGGAAGAGACGCCCGACCTGCCGGAAGTCACAACCATGACACCGGAGGCTCGCAAAGGCATGTGGAACGAGATTGATTCGGCTGGCGCCGACGACAACCACAACCACACCTTCATTCTTGCATGGGGAGAAGAGGGCACAATGAAGACGGGTAGCGTGATGAGCGCGCTGACTGAACAAGACATCAAAGACGGGGGTTGCATCCTCGCTGTCGATTTCGACGGCGGGGCTGCGGCCTGCCGGTCGGCGCACCACAGGGACAAGTTGCATAACATTCGTTGTCTCCCTCCGTGGGTGATGAGTGGAGAGGGTCGCACTTCATACGACTACCCCGAGACTCACGACCGAGTCATGGATATTGGACGCACTGCTATTGAGTGGGCGATTCAGCAACAGCGCCCCGACTACGAAGGGTCGCGCCTCAAGTGGTTCGTTATCACAGGTCTCGACTTGTGGAACGAAGTCGCTACCAACTGCATGAAAATTGCCGACCTCGGCTCGGCACCCGACGGCATCGCAGCCTCAATCAACCCGAAGGATTTGGTTGGCAACCGGTGGAACTGGAACATCCGACACACACGCTACCATCAACTGACAGCCATCTGTACCTCGTTGATGACTCTCGGTGTCAAGGTTTACCTTGAGA